GAGTGCGCGATTGGGGTTTCCTCCAACGCCGCTACTTGGATTGATTGCAGGTGTAAGCGATGGATTCCATCCAGAAGCAGGAGGAAACCCAGCAAGAACATTCATACTGTAAGCACCAGTCTCAAGATTCTGCACTAAGAAATTAGGGTGATGCTCGATAGGTTCGGAGCCAGTTGCCCCGGTCATAGCCATCTGGGTTTCTGTTTTTGATCCTCCGTTTACGCTAGGATCAATACCACAGAAATCCGCCGTGATGGTTAAGACATTACTCTTGTCGGTTGTCATGTTAGCCCTCCAAAGACCCATATTGGAATAGGGTGATTCAACGCCTGGAATAAAATTTGAAAGTTTAAAACCCTTTTTAAATGTGGTCGGGAATAAACCTCGCTTACTGATGTCCCACTTAAATTTACATTGTGCCTGGAGAAGCCCAAAGCCGTCGGCCTCGACCTGCCATCCGGGCTGCGGGACGGGAGTATTTAGAAAATCCCCATATTTAATTACTGTGTTAGAAGCTGAAGACATGGTTATCGGGATAGTTCGTCAGGGGTGCGCGTGGCGGGTGTAAGATCGGGACGGGTGTTTTTGGCTGTCTCTTCGGTTGCCGTGGCAATCCGTTCCATAGGCGTAAAGGCCACCGCTCCGAAGATGTCGCCTCCGCCCATCTGCTGGAGCTGGGACGCCGCGCCGGCCTCGGACATACCAAAGGGAGTCAGGATTTTACCATCACCTTTTTGCTGCTTTTCAATTTCTTTTCTAGCAGCCTCCTTTTTGTTGTCGTCGATTTCTTCAAGGACAAACTTGGCTCTTTCTTCGGCGGTCATGTACTTAGGCGCGTTCTCCAGTTTACGGGCAACCTCGTCTTCAAGGGATTCAAAAGGGTTCCATGCACCAAAGGTGAAAAAATTGGCTACAGAAAACTGGATCTCTTCAATCATTTCTACAACGCTTCCAAGAAGGTTGATGAAGAAATTCTTGATTGTGCGTCCGTAATTATCCAAGTCCTGACCTAGACGTCCCAAAGCTCCAGTTGCATTGGTATTGGCATCAAGATAAGTTTTAGAGGCGTCCTCAATGGCCTTAGAGCCTGCCTTTATAATCGGTAACAGTTCCTTAAATGAGTCTCCAAATAATTTTGTACCGTAGTAAAGCAACGTGGCTTCATCGGTTCCGGCTGCGTAAGAGTCAGCCAATGACTTCATTGCTTTAGTGGCGTCAAAACTTCCGTCGGCAATCTCATCCATACCAACACCCATCTTTGCAAGAAGGTTGGTCACCTCTCCGCCCTTGATCCGGGCTTCACCCATGCGGCGCGTGAACTCCACGACCGAGTTAGACATGGTTTGAAGGCTAACGCCAAAAGCCTGCCCAATAGCCTCTAGTTCACGGAGTTGTCCGATGTCCAGGCCGGTCTTCAAGGCTGTGATACGAAGTTGCTGGGCGTAATCGGCCAGCTCTTTGACCTTGGCCATCACGGCGCTGATCATTGCTCCAAAGGCATCAAGAAAAGCCCCAATCATTCCACCGATAGGGCCAGCCACCAGGCTACCAATACCTTGCGCGGTTCCGAGCTGGTTGGCAGCACTTTGGAAAGGATTTTCAGCACCGCCTTTGCCGCCCATACCGCCGATGGACTTACCGGCGTCGGAAAGACCTTTCTCCAACTCTTTCTGGTCTAACCCAATTGTTACTGATAGATCGGCCATATGCGTTAGTTATGATTGTTGGCCTTCTTGTAGGATTCAATTTGCTCGTTGAACTTTTCCAAGTCCTTTTCCTCTTCTGTGGATAAGACATCAAGTTTAGCACCGTTGTAAATGGCGTTGGCAATCGACATCCATACGGCCTCGCCTTCCGGCATCGTCCAGGCTTCTTCTAAGCTAACGCCGTTACGGCACAGGCTGGCAACGCAAGACAAGGGAAATGGAATAGATTCAAACTTCTTGTTTTCCTTTTTATTATCATCCTTTTCCCAGAACTTCGGGTAAGAAAGGGAGACTTGGATGCACCCGATGATGATTCCGATGCAGCGCGAATAGTACTTCTTGCTGATTGTCATGCGGGCGATGTACAGTTTTTCTACAAAGGATAAAGGGCGGGCCATCTTCTCCTTGTCGTAGGTCGATAGAATTCGCGCAGCCATTACAACCTGCACCGGGTCAAACTTGCTATTTACAGGATCAATGAACGGAGACTTGATTGCCTCCAAGGCAACCCTATGCCGCAAACAGAAAGCACGAAGCGTCCTGCCGCACACCATGTTTTGGTGGGACAGGACGGTCGTAGCCTTTAGATAGCGAGCATCCATCGGATGCCAGCCTATTAGAGGATTTCCTGATACTTGACGCCCTTGACGGAAACTTTACGGAAGTCCTTGTTGGTACCCTTGTCTTCAATAGACTTCATGATCCAAGTGACACCGCCATAAATGAACGTATCTCCGTTTTGGGGAAGCAGATCAGAGGCAAGCAAAACTCCTTCGATAGAAAGTTCAATAAAAAGATCGTCTAGGCGGTCGGTGATAACACGGCCAGACTCGTCAGGAACTTCAACATCCAGTTTAAAAGACTGGGCAGTCGAGTCTGACTGCACGGTCATATAAGTGCGAGTGTCACGAAGCCCGTAAAAGTGAGCCACGCCATAATCTTTAGAGGTTCCGGGCATAGTCGTATGGGTTTAGCCAAGTGTCAAGGGGCTGTCGGCATGACCCCCCATACCGTGTATTCGATGACATTGCCGTACCTGCGCTGGCTCATGCCTTCCTCGTCATTGGCAATCCACAGATCATAGAGCTGCCCGTCCGTGGTAGGGTTCCAGAGTGCTTGCAGGGCAATGACATCACGCATGGCTCCAATCACCTCAACGACCCTAGCCCGGTGGGCTTCAAGGGTCTCGTCGTCGGCTGAAGAGTAGATGTACAGTTTAAGGGTCGCCGTGTAATTGCCAAGGGTGTTGGAACCTAGGTCGGCAACGGCTTGGCTGGACTCGGCATGAGCAATGATGATGGGGATGACCCGAATCTCGTCGGTCACGCCCTTGTGGACAGTCACGCCTGGGAACAGGGGGGTCAAGTAAGCGGCCACCTTGTTCTCAAGGACGGTGCGAAAGCTGAAGAAGGTAGGGGCGGGCATTAGGGTGTATTGGTAAGAGATAGATCAAAGCCGCCTTGGAGCCGGCGGATGACGTCGATAAGTTTGCCGTGGTTGCGCGGTGCCTGAAGATGCTTGAGCATGGCCACACGCATGGCAAAGGCCCGGTGGTTCATGGCCATACGCATGAAGTGGTAACCTTGGCTGTAGTTACGGCCTACGGTGGAACCAAGTTTTACGATTGGATCAGGGCCAGTTAGGCGAGGGGCATAGACCATTGTGCCTGCACCCTGATTGGCAATCCAAGCGGAAGTGGGCATCTTTCCGAGCTGTTGGCCGGCGTAGTACCATCCAGACTTTAGTTTGCCAACGCGCTGCTGGACTCGCTTAATATATCGTTCTACTGGTTTCCAGTCATCCACATAGACTTTTTCGGTCTTGCCTGTCTCGTAGACTTTGTAGGACGGCTTGCCGCGCCTCTGTTCGTGGATGGACTTGATGGAGCCTTGGGTCGTACCCATGAGGAAACGGGTGCGCGGTGAACCCTGCCTTTCCTCAATCCGCTTGAAGTAGTCAAACTCACCTTGGCCGATGATGCCACGTTCGGCGATCATCTTGAAAATGTATTCGGGCTGGTGCGGGGCTGGCAGTTTCAGCTTGGCGGTTGCCCAGGCGTTCAGGACTCCGACATTGCCGGCAGCGGCCACCCCTGCGGCAGGGGCTTGGGCAATAGGAGCGAAAATCTTGCGGACATCCCGGCTGACAGCGGCTTGGCCTTTGTTGCGAGCTTTGTTTCCAAACCCGCCTTCGCCACCCTTGCTAATGGCAGGTACCGCTCCCGAAAACGGAGGAGTAAAGTCGCACATATCCTTGGCAAACAGCCGCGCCTGCTGCTTTACGACGTCCGTAATGCTTTTACGCATTACCATCATGTACAAAGCAATGTGCTTGGCGAACTCCGTATAGTCCACCTTGACGCCCTTTCGGACTGTGACCACCAAGGCCATTACTGAACTTTTGTCTGGACTTTGACGATGACCCAGGCGGAGGGAGTACGGTCGGTGACCGTCATAATGCGGAACTCCTGACCCCCATAGGCCACCACATTTCCGAAGGCAATCAGCCCCGGGTTGGCAGCGGCGTCCGTCCGCAGGAACTTCATGTCGAAAGACGTATGGTTCAGGAAACCGCCCGTTTCCAAGTCCTGCATGATGGCCGGCTGCGACATCAAGGCGTTTAAGGCCACTGGCGTCCCCGCTGGGACGTTTTTAACGGTCACAGCCTTAGGTATCTCGGAAAGGATCTCCGAGGCGTCTAAAGCCCATTCGTCCGTGATTCCCGACATGGGTTTAGCCCACTGTCAAAATAAGAAACCCACCCCCCGTGGCGCGGGGAGTGGGCTTCGCATTGTCGCTTTGGGGGATTTTAAACTCCCCCGAAAGTGATTAGTCGGTGAACTTGATGCGCTGGAGAGCGGCCGGGTTACCGACAGCCGAACCAACGAGCCAGAGAGCCGACATATTGTGCTTACCGGCCTGCCAGTTGTACCAGTAGCGGAGAGCGAAGGAGAACTTGCTGTCCGGGTCCTGAACGACCATCTGTTCGCCACCGCCCGTGGTGGGGGTAGCAGGAACACGGGTCACGATGACGAGACCTTCCTTGCAGGAAGCGACGCCGTTGAGACCTTCGTCGAAAGCGGTACCCGAAGAAGGGAAACCGTTGTACTCGGAGACGCTGAAGCCGTGGAGTTCCTTGCTGATGGCGTTCTTCTGGATAACATCGCTGTTACCGTAGGAGAAGGTCTGGGCGACGGACGGATCCTGAACGAGCTGACCGAGGGCGTCGGGGCTGAGAAGGAGTTTACGACCGAGGTGAGGCAGGTTGGCCTTGGTCAGGTTCTTGGCAGCAGAGGCAACGGCCTTGCGGTCGAAGTCGGCCATGAGACCCGAGTAAGCGGTCGTGCTGAAGTTAGCGGCGGTCACCTTGGACAGCACTTCGTCGAACAGGGACTTCTGGACGGCGTTAGCAATCGGAGCGAAGAAGAGGCGACGGAGGCGTTCCAGGCTAAGGGTGGACGCTTCGTAATCGGTGAAAGCGACGTCGACATACTTCAGGTCGGCAATCGTCACAGGGACGTCCGTCGAGGTGGCGTCCGCAGGAACGAAGCCGTTAGCCGGGTTGAAGGTCGTGGCGGAGAAAGCAGAGGCATAACGGGTGTGGACCGTGGTGCCGCGCTCGGCGACGTAGTTACCAAAATCGGTAACGGCGATCTCGGTCAGGGGAACGAGTTCGGGGACTAGGGTGCGGAGGGACTCTTCAGCGACGAGCTGGAGGGTCAAACCACCAATGCTGTTAGACATAGTAGGGAGTTAGGTTAGGGGGAGAGGGGAATCAGCGAAGGCCGGCGGCGCGGAGGATGGCCGGACGGTTCTTGCTGTAGAAATCGGAAGCGGCTTTGCCGTCCTTCTGCTTGAGAGCCACCCACTCCTCGGAGATCTCGGCGTCGCTCTTGGAAGTAGCGGCGACCTCGGAGGGGGTGACTTCAAGGGGGCTGACGCCGACCGAAGCGGCAATCTGAGCGGCCTTCTTGCCAGCAGTTTCCTGCGAAGCAGAGATGGCAGCGGCCTGGGCTTCGGCCTTCGCACGAAGTTCATCGGCGGCGGCGAGCTTGGCGGAAAGGTCGGTGACCTTGGCAGTGAACTCAGCAAGCGAAGCGTCCTTGGCGGACATCGCAGCGTTGAGTTCGTCAACCTTGGCGGTGAGGGAGGCAACTTCGCTGGCCTTGGCTTCGACTTCAGCAGTCTTACCAGTAAAGGCTTCCTTCAGCGAGTTGAGGCGTTCTTCGAGCGTCATCTTGGGTTTAGCCAAGTGTCAAGCCTTGGGCTTGCAGTCAGTATCCACAGGGGGGCATTCCTCATTCGGAATCTCGTCATCCTCATCTTCTTCGGAATCCGTGCCGTCCGGGTTCTTCTTCTTTTTCTTCTTTTTCTTTTTGTCGTGATCCGAAATGGGGGCCACCTCGTCCTTGTCGCCCTGTTCGGGCGAGACGTCAGCGGCCTGAGCGTAGCCGGCAATCATGGGGAACTTGTGCGGCTCGGTCTTTTCGTGCGCGGCGTACTCCTTCGGGTCGATGGCCATGTACAGGGCGTCGATGCTGTCAACAATCCCGTTGATGAGGTTCTTCTCGGCGGCCTTCTTGCCCGTCCAGCATTGACCCTGCATATCGGCGGGGTCGGCGTAGGTGCGAACCTTGAGGACGTCGGAAATGAACCAGGCGTGAGACTCGTCGACGTCGTCTTGGAAAAGTTTACGCTGCTCGGGGGTGAGGGACGTGCCAGAAAAACCTGCCCCCTTGGCCCAGCCGGCCTTGATAAGGTCGACGCTGACGCCGTCCTGAGCGTAAGCCGCCTTCATGTCGTAGACAGGAATGTAGACGCCGATGCTGCCCAAGGTTGCTGAACGGCTGGCGTAAACGTCGTCGCATTGGCTCATAATCCACATGGCGGCGGAGCAGGACTGCTTCGACGTGTAACCGATGGTATGCTTGACGCACTTGCGGATACGGGCGGCAAGTTCGGGGACGCCCGTAACCGTTCCTCCGGGCGAATCGAAGTCCATGATGATATGCTCGACGCTAGGATCACGCTCGGCTTCTTCCAGCATCTCCTCGACCTCTTCGACGTCACAGGCACCCATCATCTTTTCCAGCTCGGTGAGGCCAGAACCAATCACGCCGCGCACGGGGATGCAGGCGACCTTGCCAGTCTTTACCATCGTTGGACGGGGGCCGAAGAGCATCTCCATCATGTCCTCGATGTCGCCGCTTCCCTTTAGGTCGGCGGGAGAGATTTCGGCCACCTTGTCGAGGTAAGCCTTGGCCTTCGCCGGCTCGATAAGAATCGGCGAGAAGGTCTTAAAAGCGTTAGAAAGGGAATACATGGATTATTTTTTGAAGGTTTCTTCGTCGTCGGGGTCGACGTCGTCTTCGACAATCTTCGCGCCGTCGTCCATCTTGGCCGGCTCTTCGTCGGCAACGGAAGCGTTGATGTCGGCGGGAGCCACGTTCTGCGGCTTGTAGAGCATCGAGAGAGGAACGTCGAATTCCTTGGCGAGGTCGAGAAGGTAACGCTTTTCGGCGGCGTTGGAACGCATCTGTTCCTTCGGGTCTTCGCCTTCTTCCAGATAGTTCTGCGTAAGGGTTTTGAGGCCAGACTCGATGTCCTGACGGTTCTGCTGAGAGTCACGTCCAGCGTCTACGGTAACCTTGCGAGGAGTCGTCCAAGAAACATTCGTCCAGGCTTCGGTGGAGCGTAGGAAACCGTCCTTAATGGCGGAACCAATGATGTAGCCCCAGACCGGCGTCAGGAAACGCTGCACCATGATGGCCTGGCGGTGCGAGAACTTGCGATCAGCCTTGGCGACCACGAACCGCATGACAGCTCCGCCGGCCTTTGTCGGATTGGCCACGAACTCATACGGGAGCATACCCGCCAGAGAGTCGCGCTCAAGGTGTTCGATGAATCCGTCGAAGGTCTTGTTCGGACGGTTCGACTCAAAGGATTCCAGCTTTTCTCCGGGAGCCAGAGCCAGCACCTTGCCTCCGAGGAATGTCGAAGCCTCGCTCGGGTCGGTCATACCGTCGCCGTAGTCCTGCGGCTTCATGCCAAAGGCTTCAAAGTCGGACTGCGTACCGTCGAAGTTCGGATTCTCACGGCTGATTGTGCGCGTGATGTCTGACGAGGTCTTGACCGCCAGTTTCTCCAGCGAAAGAATCTCCAGCATATCGACCAAGTTATTGATCGAGTGCTGGAGGGGGCTATAAGCCCGCGCACCCGAGGCGAGTTCCGGCTCAAACAAGTGAATTACCGCATTGGCTGGCACTAGGCGGCTGGAGCCGTCAGAGCGGATTACGTTGTATGAGATAGGCTGACCGTAGGGTCCAAAAAGGATACCGTCGACCATGCCAGGCGGAACTTCGTTGTTGGACGAATTGCCGACACGGTGAGACTCGATGACCTGAAGGCGGGGTTCGCCACCGGGTCCACGGGTCTTGATGATGAAGCACTCGCCGTCACGATCCATCAAACGGCAGCAGATGTGCTGAAGTTCAAAGAACGAGAATCGTCCCGTGATGTCGCAGGAGCGAGCTGCCCACTGCTTGAAGTAGGCTTCGGCGGCATCGTCCCACATCTCGTCACCAGACTGGGCCTGGGGCTTGATGCCGTTGCCGACTGTGTACAAGGCCATGTCGGCCAGCACCTGTCGGATAAGACCCGCATTGAGTTCCAGCCAGCGCATCTTGCGCGTGGTCTCCATGCGGTCGAAGACCGTCATGGTCTTCTTAAAGTCCTGCGGCCAAGACGACCAAATCCAAGAACGCTTGTTGCTGAACTTGGCGGACTCGAAATTCGAGAAGATGCCCGGACCAGAGCCTCCACCAGACGCCTGCTTCTGCGGTGCCGTGTTACGGGCTACGCTCGGCATCTTGGTTTTCTTAGCCTGCGGGATGGCAGACTTGCTCGGCTTTTTCGGTTTCATCAAAATCCTCGGAAGTTATTGAGCATATTGATCACTCGGACACGGTCGACTGAACCGTAGGTCTGGGGGTCTTTAACCATCAGCGCGTAGCGGCATTCCACCAAGACGGTGGAGATGTCCATCGGGAATTGCTTTACCACGGAGGTACCCGAATCGGAGTACTCCATCATGGTCTTACCCTGCTTCAGCAATTCCTTCGCCTTGTCGACAATCTCAAGAATGTCGCAAATGTCGAAAATAAGGAAGATACCTTGGGGTCGTGCCATTTGCGTTTAGCCCCGTGTAAAAGGGGCCGTCTGACCCAACCCATGTACGATCCACAAGAGCCACCCGTGGTTTTTCCAGAAGGGCCAGACGGCTTGGATTAACTCTACCGCTGGTATGATGTCCGTCAAGCGGTTTCTTCCTCCACTGGTTTTTCCTCAGGCTTACGGTCTTCCGGCTTACCATTGCGGTTCTTGCCGCGCCCGATGAGCTTGGCCATGAGGGCGGGGAGCATCCCGATGATCTCGGCGTCCCATAGGTGGTTAGCACGGTCTCCGATGGGTAACCAAATGGCCTGACCGTTCGCCTGGCGGGTGCGATGCTCCGACTGCATCTGCTTACGGTACTCGTCGCCGGCGTCCTCTGGGTAAGTGTGATGCCCGGCGCGGCGTAAGCGGGAGATGGAGTCCTTGAAGTACAAATTAGAGAAGAGGTAAAGTTTGCAGGAGGTCTGGCCGACTTGGATTACCTTCGCACGGGCGTATGGGCGATAGGCCACCTTGATGCCATAGGGCGTCTGGATACGCCAAGGGAACTCATTCTGGCCAGAACCTTTGGTGGCGTTCCATGCGTACTTTGCACACATACGGTAAACGGTGTCGGTGTTGGGTCCGTCGCCGGAGTCGACAAAGACAAAGAAGTCGGCCACCTCTAGTTTGCGTTGGGCTTCGCGCAACTGATCTTCGGTCTCGCAGTAGCCCCACTGCACCATGCGGGACTTTCCGTCCAATGCCCAGGCACGGACTACCCAGTAGAATCCTTTACGCTGCACGTCGACCGCCATGAAGCGGAGCCGTGCGTACTGTTTGGCTTTTTTGTACTCGTCCTTGAACGGCGGTTCGGCGAGCTTGCTATCGACCATGAACGCTTCGGCATCCCATTCGTCGAGCATCTTGTAGCCCTGAGGCATGACTTCTCCACCGCCATCGTCTGGATCATCAGACCAAGAGAGGGCCAGACGTTTCTGCTTAAATTCACGACGGGCGACATCGTCACCGTGTTCCTCGAAAGCCTGCTTGGCACGGATTGCCATTTCGGCGAGCTTGCCCCAGTCTAGACCCCATTGAGCGCAGAGTGAGTTCCAATGGAATCCAACAACCCCCTTGGGAGCGTTCTGATTCATGGGCGTGTACTCGCCCGACAAGTTTAATTCGGCGCGAACCTCAAAGGAGTCCTTGTAACGGTGTTTGCACGACTTGCACTCGTAGGTGCAACCGGCCTTGACCTTGTCGAGGTTCCAGCCGTTCGGCTCCCGTGCGTCTTCGGGGTAGATCAGTTGCTCCCACTCGTAGGCTTGGCGCGTACCGCATTGCGTACACTTGAACGTCCACTCCCGGCGGTCGGACTGGTTCCACAGGTCGGTAATGTCGTCGCCTTCGACGCCGCCCTGCGAGACAAGCAGCGACTTGCCTTGCCAGATAAACGCCGTGCGACGCGCAAGGGCTTCGTTCAAGTGACCCTTGGGCCAAAGCCAGACTTCGTCACCGCCGAGGAATCGGATGGAACGACGCTGAAGGTTCTTCTTGTTGTTCGCACCCAGCACCCAGACGGTGTTACGCTCGAAACGGGTCTTCTTCCATTGGTTGCGTTCGGAGTCCTCCATCTTGGACAGCGTAGCCGGCGTGGCTTCCCACATTGGACGTAGGCGATCTTTCTGCCAGTCCTGCGCGTTGTCGTCGACGTCCTGCAAGAGCAGGGTCGGCCCAGGCGAACGGGCAGGGATAAAAGTCGACCACAGTTCCAGCAGAGATGATTTGCCCATCTGCACCGCTCCAAGCACGACGACGGTGGTAATCTCTGGGTCGGTCAACGCCCGGAGAATGGGAGCAAGGAACGGCGTGGACTCTACTCGGAACGGCCCGGGCTGCGGCGAGCCTGGTACTTCGCGCACGTTCGCTTCCAGCCATTGCACGATGTCGCCTTCGGGGTCGGGCGTCATCATCGCACGGATGTGAGCCTCAAAAGTATCGACTGTATGCGGGTCAATGATCACAGCCCGCACATCCCCTCGCAATCGGAGCTAAAATCAAAACCTAGTTGGTCTTTATGTTTATCGGTGAAGTCTACTTCATCCAGAGGCTTGCAAGAACCATGAAGGAATACTTCGATCCGAAGTCCTCCCGGGTTCTCGTTCTGAAGTCTACGAAAAGTCCTATCAAATTCTACGGCCTTTTGAAAATGAACTGGGTCTTGTGTCTTTAGACGACGCCATTCTTCATCGCTATGAAACGGGCAATAATAACAGGCGGAGCGTGGAGGTTCAGGGTAACCGTTCTTGATCATCCAATCTTTGCAATGGGAACGGGTCATCCGCTTCTCAATCAGAGGCCACCTGTGCTGTGTCCATAAGTTTAACGGAAGTTTCATACGCTGCATCTCATCGTAAGAAATGCCTAACCATTGCGTCACGGTGATATTTTTCTGGCCGTGTTTTATTCTGCAACGATTACGGATCTCTTTCAAGATCGGTGCGACCTTAAAGTCTGCGGTGCAAGATCTGCCGATTGCGTTCCTTACTTCTCCGTTGGGCATCAACCCGTAAACAGGAATGTTAGTTCTTAGGTAAGTGATCCCGTTTCCGTACTTAGATTTTTCCTTCACGCGCACCTTCAGGGTTTCTTCCGTAAGGCTACCCTTTGTCACACGAATCACCGGGAATGGAAGCTGGGTCTCAAGCCAATCAAGCCACTTGTAAACTTCAGTAGGTTCCGCCTGCGTGTCGGCAAAAACAGCAAAGTCAGGCATTGGGCCAACTTCTCCCTTTGCAGCCATCAATGCCAAGGCCGACGACTGTACGCCGGCACCTAGGTTTAGGACGGTATATTTTGTAGGAGGGGGTGGCTCAAAGTAACTCATGGCTATTCGACCTCATCTACTGCGTCATCATCAGCAGAGTCAACCTCTGTCGGGTCTTCGGTGTCGGCTTCCTTGACCACGGCCTGCTCGGCGTAGCCGGCGGCAGAAGACAGGCGTTCCAGCATTCGCTTAACTTCGTCGTCGATGGCTTTCATTGCACGGCCTGGGTTGTCAGGGTTGACCCTCGACGCCAGTTTCGTCCCGAGCTGAGTAGCCTCCTCACGAACCTGCGCGAACACTCGCCCGAACCTTTCGATGGCGGTCTGAGTACGAATGTACTCACGGCTGGCAATCTGTCGGGCTTGGAGTTCCTTTTCCAGCGTCACCAGCGTCTTCACCAACTTGTCGTAG